GTGGGCAATATTATTAACTGCGCTTATAATCTATGAAATTATAGAACACGTTGTTTATCCAATATTGGTTCCTTATTTAGCATATCAACACTGGTTTAAATAATGCCAATTTATACATTTAGAAATAAAAAAACTGGCAAAGAATTTGACGAAATGATGTCAATTGCTGAAATGGAAGAGTATTTGGATAAGAACAAACACATTACACAGGTTCTTAAAGGTCTAAATATTATTAGTGGAGTACAAGGAATAAGTTATAAGTCCGATGGTGGTTGGAAAGAAAATATGAGTAGAATTGCCGAGGCACACCCAAATAGTCCACTCGCACAAAAGTATGGTAAAAAATCTACAAAAGAAATAAAAACACAACAAGCATTAGAAAAGAATAGAAGAAGATTAAGAGGTAAAAAAATAATGGCAGACGATATACCAGATTATATGCGTGGGTTTGATCTCAATGAAGATTGGGGTATCACACCTGTATCAAAAGTACCAGAACAAGAAACGCAACCAGCTATTGATCCTAAAGTATTAGAAGATTCAAATTTAGAACTTTCAAAAGTAAAATCAGATGTATCAGATATTAAGTCTATGATGAACGAGATTATGCAGATTGTATCCGAAAAGGAAACTATAACAAAGGAGCTTTCTGATGAACAAGTAAATCAAAGATTTAAGGACATTGAAAAGATTGTACTACCATTTTTGTACAATCTTTCCAAGTCCGAAGAGCCTTATATTCATTGGCCAAATAGAGGTCCAATCATTAAGGCACAAATAGAAAAGTTACTTAAACTAACGAGAGGTTAATTATGAACTATAAACAATATCATAAAGAACTAAAAAAACAAGTGAATGCAATTGAAGAACAAAGAAATAATGATAGAACATCATCAACTTGGTATGAACTCAGAGAGTTAAAGAAACAGAAACTAAAAGCAAAGGAACAATTAAATGAAACTAAGCAATAACTTTAGTTTAAAAGAACTGGTCGCCAGTCAAACGGCAGACAGAAAAGGGATTAATAATAATCCTAATGAAGACCAAATAAACTCACTTAAATTGTTATGTGAAAAAGTGCTACAACCAGTGAGAGATCACTTCGGTAAAGTAGTTACAGTGAGCTCTGGTTTTAGATCAGAGGAATTATGCGAGGCAATTGGTTCTTCAAAAAATTCACAGCACGCCAAAGGTCAGGCTGCGGATTTTGAAATCTTTGGAGTATCAAACCAAGAATTAGTTATTTGGATAGATCAAAATTTAGATTATGACCAAATGATATTGGAGTTTTGGAAAGGTCCAGATGAACCAAATTCGGGTTGGGTACACGTATCGTACAAAAAAGAAGGAAATAGAAAAGAACTATTGAGAGCTTTTAGAAATCAATTTGGTAAGACACAATACGAGAAGTACGAATACTGAACGCCTGACGAGCTTAATAATATGTATGCGAAAAAGGGCGTTTAAGGGTTGACAAATGTCCTATATTATGATATATTATAATGATACAATAAATGAAGGTGAAATATTATGGCAAAAAAAGAATTTAAATTTAAAGATTTAGACACATCAAAACTTCCTAAAACTGTTGGTAAAAAAGTAGATGGATTTCGTTTCTATGATATAGACGGAAAAGCATATCCATCTGTAACTACAGTATTAGGTATTAGATCAAAAGAAGGTTTACAAAAGTGGCGTGATAGTATTGGCGAACAAGTTGCCAATTGGGAAATGAATAGAGCGGCTCGTAGAGGTAAAGCAACACACTTACTTGTAGAACAATATCTTAAAAACGAAACACCATCTATTAGAGATGTATTACCACTTGGTCTATTTAAACTATTAAGACCGTACATAGATCAGATTGATAACATACATTGTTTAGAAACAATTATGTATAGTAAGAAACTTACAATCGCTGGTCAAGTTGACTGTATCGCTGAATACAATGGTAAGTTATCTGTAATTGATTTTAAAACAGCAAACAAAGAACGAAAAGAAGATTGGATTGAAAACTACTTCTTACAAACAACTGCATATGCAATTATGTACGAAGAACTATTTGGCAAACCAATTGAACAAATAGTAATTCTACTTGCTGGTGAAGACGGTACAGTTGCTTCATATATTAAGGAAAAAAAAGAGTATATGCCTATGTTAGAAAAGGCAATACAAGACTTTTATAAATATTATGAAGAACAAAACAAAGATAAAATCAAGCAAGAAAATTAAAAAAGTGGCCCACGTTTTATCGTCAGAGAGGGCTAATGAAAAAAATAATAATCAGTATATTATTCAGTTTATTTACGATTACGGCTAGTGCACAACACGAAATTTTGGAAGGTGATGTATATTACCAAGATATGCCAACATTGTGTAGTACACCAGAAAAAGTACAAGCTTATATAGATCATATGGGTATGAAACCATATCATATTTCTTTAGGTAGAGAAGGTATGAAACCAGATGGAACTCCAGTTTTTATGATTACGTATTTTGTTAATGAAGAAACACATCAAAACGCTGTAGTTATTGATGTACCTAGTGGGCTTGAAAGATGTTTAATTTTCCACACATTTGATGTAACAACCGTACAATAGGGTTGACAAAAATATAAAAATATGATATATTAAAAGAGTTATAACGTGGTGGTTAGTAGCGAGAGTGAAGACCACCATAAGAAAGAGGTGATAATGAATAGTAAAGAATTTAGTTTGAAGATTGAAAATATAGTAAAAGAAAAAAGAATATCTTATATGGATGCTGTTATTTTATATTGTGAAGAAAATGATATAGACACAGGAACAGTATCATCATTAATTTCAAAATCATTAAAAGAAAAGATACAAGTAGAGGCAACAAACTTGCGAATGTTAAAGTTACCTCGTTGTGGAGTATTGCCTGTATAATGTATGGTGGGTTTGATGTATATAAAGTTTATCTCGG